ATGAGTTCTTCAATCAAATCTGTTCCCAAACCAAGAAACGGCACCGTGTCTGGCAGACTGCCTGTCAGGCCGGGAAGAAGACTTCGTGCCTACGTTGTAAACGTAAGAAAAAGCTCTGAGCGCGGTTCGCGACCACCACGACGCAAACGCAGGGACCTTGGCTACCGTTACCCTACGGTGGCTAAGGGGGCCAGAGCTATCAATGGTGTGACGAGGGACGCCATGCAATTCCTGCTACCATCGGCGGCTTACCCGCCTGGCGACCCTCGAAACAAATCCAGGTTCCTCGGTCACATAATCGATGGAACCCTGGGTTGGACCACCGACCTCGTGCACCATGTGCCGATCGTTGGTTCAATCCTTGGCCACCCTTGCAGGTGGCTCTGCCGTGGCATCAGGGCGTTGGAGGACGGAGTGAACATGGTCACCTCCCCGGCGGGCGTGTACCTCTTCCTCTTGTGCTGCCTCACCCTGATGGCACCGGCTGCGGAGGCCAATCTGCTCAAAAACGTGATTGACTACCTCCAAATTCAACGCTACAACTTCTCTGATGGCCTCCCCGAGCATCAAACCTTCGGACTCGTACCACTCACCAACTGCTGCAACTATTCCCAGGTCCAGTACTGCTCCGAAAAGTCGTGCCTCCACGACGCCGGGTGCACCATCTGTGAGCAAACTGACGAGGGGGTCAGGTGCTGGCTGAACCACGGGCCTATGGTTTCCAGGCACCCAGACTACGAGGGGGTTGATCCGCAGGTGGCTGAACACATCGATGCTATCTGCGGGCTCGTCTTCCTCTGCGATCTGTCTGGAATCAATGAGATCTGYGGCGCGGTGGCACTTGTCTCATCCTGGTGGTTTGAGTTCGCCCCCATAGCGATTCAGCTTAACACCACAGCTGAATGTTACCTACTGGAGGCTACAGGGGCTGACCCCGGGTTCCTTGGGTTCCTGGGTTGGGTGGCAAGCGAGGCGAAAGCCTTCACGGCTGTTTTGGACTTCGTGGTAAAGCTTCCCGCGGCTGTCGCGGCAGCTTTTGGCAGCGGCCACATGATCGCCCTGGCCTCCATAATAGGCATGGCTATGAACGGACACTCCATCAAAGCAACGGCTCTCCTCGTCCTGTACGTGGAGTCGGCTGTCGCCGTCCCAGTGCCTAGTATGAATCCTCAACTGTCAGTCTGCTCCCCGCATGTGCTGCCCGACCCTTGTGGCGTCATCACTGCCAATGATACTATTGAGTTCTTTTGCTTCAATCCTTACAGAGGCAAACCCCTGCGGCAGAAGGTTCTCACGACGCCCGACGCACAGAACGGGACCATAGACCTTGGCCAGTACAAGTGGTCCTGGGGCTGCTTTGCTTGGAAGCTTGATGGCAACTTCACCTGCTGCTCTAATAGAAAGCTCCCCTCTTACTGCAAATGTGCCACAGACTGCAGTTGGATGGACAAGCGCAACACCTATGAACGATGTGGCGCGCTCCCCATAGTGTCCACCGCTTGCGACCCTTACAATGCAACATCAGATACTTGTGTCCCTAGAGTGGTGGCCGGGTTGGACCTGCCAGGCTTCAGCTCCTACTATACCACCTACCACTGGCCGACCCTCCGGGTATTAACCATGGAGGGCAAGGGCATAACAATAAGGTATGACTCCAAGACCCTTGAAAAGCTGCCCCCTGCCCGCTGGGCCCGGCTGCCCTTCAGGCCTGTGCTGTCGCATGGGTCTTGGATGGTAGTTCCCAAAGGCTTCTACTCGAGCTATACAGATCTTTCCACTGGCCTCATTACCAAGGACAAGCATCACGAGGACTACCAACTCCACTATACCGCCAGTGGGGCTCTGTCCATGGAGGGCGTCACCTACCACATCATTGTGATCGCCCTCCTGGCGGCCTTAGGAGCAAAGTGGTGCCTTGTCATCTACGCCACCCTCCTGATGGCCGGTGTGAGCGAAGCAGTGCCCACTGCAGTCTATGCTGCCACTGTCGCCTCGGCGTACGGTGACGTGTTGTGGAGGGCTATTGTCTACCTGGTGATCTGCAAATGGCCCAAGCTACGCACTTTCCTATCCCCCACTCTCCATTGCCTGCTTCTCATGTATTTTGCTGGCTTTGTGCGCGCTGAACAGTTCGATGCTCTTTGCTTTGCTTGCTTGGTGTATGGCGTGGTGGTAGCTCTCACTGGCTCATCTCTGCTCCTAGCCCTCAGATTGCGGGTGCTGACTTCCTACCTCATGACCCGCGTGGACCTGTCAACCGCCAGCGCCCACAAAACAACCCTGTACCTGTGTGTCCTTCTGTTCCCGAAGGCAACCTGGTACTGCTGCATGTGGTTCTGGACCATGTATATAATTGGGTTTGCCATCACAAAAATGCTGCCAGAACTTCTCGGAATACACTCCCGCACCGGGTTAGTGCTCTTCCTCAGGAAAACCAGGAAGCTCAAGTCCGCGATGATGCGCTTGTTCAAGCGCGTAGTGGTCTGGGCTTGCGGGGAGAACGGCTGGTTCGCCTACAACCACATCGACGGTGATCTAGGCCTCGATTGGGAAAATCAAGAGCCCTACTTCCCATTCGAAACCCTCCTGGTGCAGGAAACGGACAAAGCCCACAACCTCGCCTGCGGCGACACCCTCAGGGGCCTCCCAGTGTTTGCCCGGCGTGGAGATGAAATCCTGGCTGGGGTGGGGAAGCTGCCGGCGGGGTGGCAGCTTACCAAGCCTTTCATCGCTAGGCTAACCCACAACAGAGGTGAGCTCAAGACCCTGGCCATCTCCCTCACTGGCAGTGACAAGGCACAAATAGACGCCACCATAGTGCTCATGTCCACCCCCCTCCGCACGTGGATGGGGTTTGGCTACGGCACTTGGCTCCAAACCTGCTTTCATGGCAGCAGAGGCAGGATGCTTGCCACGGACAAGGGGGCCCAACCTCCCCTCGCCGTGTCCAGAGCGGCCGACTCAGTGAGATACCAACTTCCACAGGGCATGAAGGCTTTCAAGCACTGCTGCTGCGGGTCGGCCGAGGGCTACCTTATCACCAAGGGGGGCCTGGTTACACCAGTGGTAAAAGTGAATGACAATTGGATACCTACCCAACCACTCACCCTCAGGGAGGCTAAAGGCTCGTCGGGTGCCCCCCTGGTCTGCAAGTGCAGAGGCGTCAAGGGCATGTTCCTAGCGGCCAGAACTGCTAGAGGCATGGTAACATCAGTCCGGGTGCTGGAAGACTTAGGCATAAAACCCGACGAACGCCCCCAATCTGGCTCATTCGTCGTTCCCCCTCCTGTGGGCAAGCAGAAGGAGATCATACCCTTCGTGGCTCCCACTGGCAGTGGAAAGACCACCAAACTCCCCAAATCATACTATGACAAAGGTTACCATGTGCTAGTACTTAACCCGTCAGTAGCCACCACCATCTCTGTCGGGAAGTACATGAAGGATGAGTTCGGCATCTCACCGAACGTGCGGTGCGGCGATTACACCAGCCAGACGGGCAGCCGGCTCTCGTACATGACCTACGGCATGTTCCTGGCGACCCAGTGTCCCATGGACTACGACGTGATCATATGCGATGAATGCCATTCCACTGACGGCACCACCGTCCTCGGCATTGGTGGCGCCCTGGCCGCATTCGCAGACGTGGAAAGGCCCAAGCTCCTCCTCTTGGCTACAGCAACCCCGCCGGGGACGGGCATGGTAGACCATCCAAACATCAAGACCATCGCCCTCACAGACGAGGGTGATTTCCCCTTCCATGGGAAGAAGATCAAATTAGACAGACTCAGGAGAGGCAGACATCTGATCTTCGAGGCATCCAAAAAGCACTGTGACGAGCTTGCCAGAGACCTGGAGATGGCCGGGATCACGGCAGTTTCGTACTACAGGGGGAAAAGCTGCTCGGCAATCCCGCCGGAGGGTGACGTGGTTGTAGTGGCCACTGACGCACTCATGACGGGTTACTCGGGTAACTTTGACTCGGTGTATGACTGCTGCCTGGCTGTTGAAGGTTCTGTCGAGGTTGACATGTGCCCCACTTTCACGGTGGGAATCCAAACCAAGCCTGCCTGCTCCATCAAAAGAATGCAACGCAGGGGTAGAACCGGTCGTGGGAGAGAGGGTTTCTACTACCCGGTAACAGAAGCATGTACCCCCGGTGGCATAGTGCCTGACGCGAGCATCTACGAGGCATTTGACTCCGGGAGAGCGTACTTCGGTCTCACTGTGGCCGAGGTAGCACGCTATCTCGACTACTACAAAAACCAGACTTTCCTACCAATTTGGCACTGTGAGACTGAGGACGTGGAGAACCTATACGCTACCCTGCCCCACCCAAAGCCATCAACACTCGACCACTGCAAGGAACATGCAGAGAATTTCCCCTACCTGCACGCCGTACAGCTGGATCACGCCTCCACCAATGGATGYATGGCTCCCAATTCAGACCCCGTGTGGAGGCCTCTGAAGGGTAAAGAAAAGTTCTTCATGCTTTACAGGCTCGGGAAGTACGAGGAAGGCAAGACCATCGAGAGCTACCTGACAGAGGAGATTGAGAAGGTGTTCTGCAACTACTACTGCGGACTTGTGGCTACAATATCTGGTATAGGGTTGTCTTGCGCGGCGATCTACCTGGCGATCGATATGTTTGGCCACATCACCATCAAGAGAGGCTGGCAGATCACGGATGACACCACCGCCGCTAAGGGGGCCGAACCGARACCCTTAGAGCAGGAGATGGACACCGCAGGAATGGAGGAGTGCGCGAACGAGCCCATCATTGACGCAGCCCACAAGATCTGGGAGAGGCTGCAGGCCACCTGGAACACGCTTCTCAATGGCGCCAACCCCACGGCCAACCAAATGATTCCCCATCTGCTTGCCGGCATGCAATGGTTGGCCGGCCTTTGGGCGCTGGGCGACGCCCCTGGTGTGGGTGTTGTCTTGGGCTGCATAGGCGGCTATATGTCCCCCTTTCCTCTTGCTTCCAACCTCTTCATCACCGGCATYGGAGCGGCATTCGCCACCAAGATTGCTCCTCCGCGGGCTGCTGCCGCTTTTGGGGTGGCTGGCGCGCTTGGCGCTGCAGCTGCAGTCGCCGGGTGGGGCAGCGTCCTCTGCTCAATTCTTTCTGCTTACTCTGCTAGCACTTCAGCTTGCCTGGTCGTAATTAAGCTCCTTAACGGCCAGTTGCCCACTGTGGCCGAGGCTGCTTCTGCCTTCTTTGCCTTGGCTAGCCCTGGTGGCGCCCTCATGGGGGCCGCCACAGCCATGCTCATCATCTGGCTGACCAGGGCCGAGGACAACACCTGGATGAATAGGTTGCTCGCCATGCTCCACAAGGGCACGTCGTGCGACAACTACTTTACCCAGGCTACCACCATGCGCCAGACTGTGATCACGTTCCTGGAAAACGCCAACATCTGGGCCGTGTTCAACAGGCTGGCTACCTGGTTCAACACATCAGAAGAGGAGATCTGCGACGGATCCACTATCCGGGGCCGGCTGCACGACATAGCAGAGGCGCTGGGTCGATTCATGCGGTTCATAGTGGAATCCGTTAGAGGCCTAATCGCTAGAGGCCTCCCCAGGCCCATTTTGCCCTTAATGGGCTGTGACAAGTCATACAAGGGGCCGTGGATGGGCAGTGGACCAGTGAGATCCACGTGCGGTTGTGGATTAGAAGGCACGTGGATGATTTCTGAAGGCAAGGCCAGACAGGTGGCTGTGTCTAAGAGGTGTAAGGCGTACTGGACGGGGGGCGTGCCGATTAACAACACAACCCAGGCAGGTCCTACCCCCGCTCCCATGGGATGGGAGACTATGGTAATTCGCGTGGGCTACGACGATTACCGCCAGTACCACAGGAAGGATGGCGAAGTTTGGCTCATGGCGGTCAGTCACCAGGACTGCTATGTGAAGCCTGACGCCCCTTTACTTGAGAACGCAGTCGTGGTCGACGGCGTACAAATCGTGCCCACTGCAGGGGATGGGTGGAAGCAGTGCGGTACATACAAGGTGCGGGTCCTTGAGGGCGACAAGGTCACTGAGGTGAAGCCCCCCTTTAAATTGTCCGACTACAAAATAGTTGAGGATAAGGGACACCCATCCGAAGACCAGAAGGCTCGATTGGCCGCCTTCATCACCACAGCGGAGGGCTACGCATCCACCTTGCGTAAGCTCAACCAATTGGACAAACAGGACGTGGTGAGCGAGACAAGCTCAATGGCAGATTATGCCATCCGGCGCAAGAGGGCCGACATCAAGAGGAAGGCCCTGGGTTCTGAGGGTGGCCTCGGGAAGAAGGCCGCCGATGACTTGCCACCACTCCCAAAGAAAGAGGAATTGGTCGTCACCAGTGAAATGTGGCATGCTGCCAGGGGTGTAAGGGAACGGCTGGCTAGGAGCTTTCCTACAAAGGAGGCGATCAGCCCCACTTGCTTCGACACCTTAAAAGGCCCTGTCCCCAAGGAGTGCTTTGTGACGTTCGGCGCTCCAGCGTCAACTGAGAGTGTGCGCTCCATCGCCAAAACCCCCCAGGAACCTGACGACCAAAAGTCAGCAGGAGATTTGTCACCCGCCCCCCTAATCCAGGGCAGGCCCGCCCCTGTGGAGAAGACCAAGCCCTCCCCCCAGACGCTTGTGGTGGCCGACGTCCACAGGCGCAGTGCAACGCCGTCGGTGGCCCCGTCAGCCAACTCAGTCCAGAGTGGTGTGGGGTCTGACTCATGGGAAACAATGGATTCGGAGGAGTTGTGTTCGGACTCGTGGCTAAACAAGTGCCACACCACTACAGCTCGGCCCGCCAACCCAGGTTGGTCTAGCTGTAGTAAGTCCTACACCTGGCTCCTACCAAGGCTCGTTTACAAGGCAACTCGACGCGTATTCTCTGCAGTGTCAACCTTCACCAGCGGCATGATGGAGAACAAATACCAGGCGTACGCCACAACCCCCGAGTCGGTCAACGAAAGGATTAAGAAGGTCACCATCAGCAGGTCTCGAGTTGAGACGGACCATCTCAGRGAGGTGATCCAGGAGGCCAGGGAAGCTGTCTCTGGCTTAGGGTTGGCTGAAATGACCCTCGGGGAAGCACTGTCCATCACGGCTAATAAAACAGCCAAGAGCCAGATCACTGGTGCAACGGCTGCAACACTCAAGGCTGGCTACACGGATGATGTCTGGAGAGTCTACGACGCACTGACCCTCGGCAACGTACCAGAACCATGGAATCAAGTGTGTGTGATGCCCAAATCAGAAGTATTTGTAAGGACCCCTGAAAAACCCACGCAGAAGCCGGCCAGAATTATAGCTTACCCCCATCTGGAAATGAGAGTAGTGGAAAAGATGGTGCTGGGCCACATAGGGCCAGCTACCGTCAAGAAGGTGTGCGGGCCGGCATATGGGTTCCAATACAATCCCAAGGAGCGTGTGAGCAGGCTGCTTAGCATGTGGTATTCCAAGGAGAGGCCTATGGGCTTCTCTTGTGATACAGTGTGCTTTGACTCCACGATCACTCCGGAAGACATGGACGTGGAATGCGAGCTTTATTGTCTTGCAGCAGCGGACAACACAACGCGCTGTAGGATAAGGGCCCTCCACGACCACCTCTACAAGGGAGGCCCCATGGTGATGCAGGGCACTCATGTAGGTCAGCGCCACTGTAGGGCTTCAGGAGTTTTTACAACCAGCAGCAGCAACACCATCACCGCTTACCTCAAGGTCAAAGCAGCCGCTAGGGCTGCCGGCATCCAAAATCCCTCCTGGCTAGTTTGCGGGGACGATGTAATTTGCATTTGTGAGCAGTCCGCGGATGACAAGGGGAAGCTGGAGCGGTTCGCTCTAGAGATGCGCCGGATGGGGGCCCCGCAAGGGGAGATCCCAGTCCCGGCCTATTCTCTGGAGTTGATTGATTCGTGCTCCTCTAATGTGTCCGTGGCCCAACTCAAGAATGGGAAACAATATCATTATCTCACTAGATCCCCGGAAATCCCCTTAGCCAGGGCCTCCGTAGAAGGTAAGAGATTTAATCCCTTAGGCACTTGGTTAGGCTATATAATTGCTAATTATCCCGCTGTGTGGGTTTCTAGGCTTTTATGTGTGATTTTTTTACAACAATTAAGCTTACAAGATGATTTAAATAGTATAGAGTTTGAATGGTATGGCAATCACTATACAGTACCCCTGGCCAAAATCCCGTACGTGATTGAGCACCTCCATGGAGAGGAGTGCTGGGATATTAAGTCATACACTGCCAGGGAAATAACCCGTACAGGAAGTAGGCTCCAGGCCATCAAAATGAAACCACTACGGTTCTGGAAGCGGCTAGGAAGGTCTATTTATGCATCTTGTGTCCGACGGCGCGGGGTGCACGCCTTCCTGGCTAAGACTCTCCTGTCATGGGTACCAGGTAAACATCCCAACCTGGATAAAAGTAAGGTGAGGGCCGTTCAATTACGGTTCTATGACCCTTACTACAAATTTACAGAGGAGGAGAAGAGTGTGAAGTATTGGTTCGCGGCGGCTCTGCTATTCACACTAGCGGCAGCCGTTGCCCTCTTTACTCTCCACTAA